CGACAAAGATCTACTCGGCGCACGACGGAACGGGCGCACATTCTTTGCCGCGTTTACGGTTGAGGGTTTGCTGCGCTCGGATATTCAGACCAGATATCAAAGTTATGCCACGGCCCGTCAGTGGGGCTGGATGTCAACCAACGAAATCCGAGTGCGTGAAAATCTCAACAGCCTCGGCCCGAAGGGTGACGTCTATCTGCAACCGCTCAACATGATTGACGCAGGCCAGGACACCGCACCAGAACCACGCAGCGAAGATCCGATCACCCAAGACCATAAAGAGCGGTTATTTGCGCTCGCGACGGGGAAAGTGCAGTGATGAGAGAGGCAGTGGAGGATCGAACCATGAACGAGCGCACAGCGCAACAGTTGGAAGTGCGGCACGTCGAGCGGCCCGTTGAGGCGCGAGCTGATGCCGAGGGCAACCCGACCACGTTGTCGGGCTATGCGGCCGTGTTTGATACCCCGGCCACCATTGGCGGCCTGCAGCCGTTTGTGGAGGTGATTGATCGGGGCGCGTTTGATTCCGCGCTGGCCGACGACGTGCGGGTGCTGTTCAACCACGATCCGAATCTGTTGATCGGGCGCACCAAAAGCGGCACCGCGTCGATCTCGGTTGACCAGTACGGCCTGCGGTATGACGTGACGCCGCCTGACACGCAAGTCGGGCGCGACGTGATGGCGTTGGTCGGGCGCGGCGACGTGGACGGCAGCAGTTTCGGCTTTCGGGTGCTTGAGGATCGGTGGACTGAGGGCCAGACGGCCGACGATTTGCCGGTGCGACATATTCAGCGCGTGGCGTTGTATGACGTGTCGCCGGTGACCTCACCGGCTTATATAGAGACATCGGTTGAGGCGCGAGCCGATGCCGAGACGATTACCGCAGCGGCGGCCGCTCGACGCGACGCCAAGCGTGATCAGTTAGCAGAAACAGAACAACGGCGGCGACGTGTCGCCCATAACATTGCGACAAGTTATTAGTGCCGCATCTCTGCGTGTTCCGATTGCGTTTTCGTCGTGTGACCTCGCGCAACCACTCGCACAACTACAACTTCACCGGAGGGTGACAACATGAGTGACAAGTTACGCGAACAACGAATGAAGCTGGTTGCCGATCAGCGCCAACTGCTCAAGAAAGCTGACGACGAGGGTCGTGGCATGACGGTTGATGAGATGGCGGCCTTTGACAAAATCGATGCCGACATTGTGGGCCTCAAGGCGACCATTGATCGCAGCGAGTCAGTGGCAGCGGCTGAGCGTCGTGCCACTGAACAGCGGATCGAAATGGCCGAGCCGGTTGAAACCCGCACCCCGGAGACGGTGTCATTCGCCGTCGCGCCAAAAGCGCAACACGGTCGCGCCTCTGATGAGTATCGTGACTCGTTTCATGGGTGGATGCGCGGCGGCCACATGGAACACCGCGCTCTGCAAGAAGGCACTAACAGCGAAGGCGGCTATTTGGTGCCTGATCAGTGGGCCTCTGAATTGCAGCAAGCTCGCCAGGAAGCCAACATCATGCGGCAGATCGCTCGCGTGATCACGACCGAGTCTGGCACGTTTAATTTGCCGACCGTCAGCTCGGAAGGTAGCGCAGCGTGGACGCAGGAAGAAAATGCGTTTACAGAATCGGATTCCAGTTTTGGCAACGTGACGTTCTCAGCGTATAAGGCTGGAACGATCATGAAAATTACAGAAGAATTGTTACAGGACAATTCTTTTAATTTGACCTCCTACATCACGCAGGAATTTGGTCGTCGTATCGGCACGTTGGAAGAGGCCGCATTTGTCGATGGCAACGGCTCAAACAAACCGACCGGGGTTGTCAACGGCAGCACCGCAGGCGTGACGGCAGCATCGGCGACGGCGATCACGGCCGCCGAGTTGATCGATCTGTTTCATTCGCTCGCACCGCAGTACCGACCGTTTGCGTCGTGGCTGATGAAAGATGACACGATCAAATTGGTGCGGAAGCTGGTTGACTCCAACGGACAATATATTTGGCAGCCGGGGCTACAGGCGTCGCAACCTGACACCTTATTTGGTCGGCCAGTGTATGCGTCGAGCAGCATGCCCGGCCCAACCACAGCGAACAAGAGCGTGTTGTTTGGTGACATGAGTTACTACTGGGTCGCGGATCGCGCTGGGTTCAGTATGCAGCGTCTTGATGAACTGTATGCCGCCAACGGCTTTGTGGGCTTCCGCGCCAGTGCGCGCACTGACGGCAAGCTGACATTGGCGACGGCTGTATATCACCTCGTGCAAGCGTAACGAGTGACACGCTGGCGCGGGTGGGGTTCATCCCTGTTGTCGATACTCCGGCGACTTGCCACCCGCGTCGGTTGTGTTGTTTTAGCTATGACTGGTCAAACAAAAATCAGGATGTTGACGTCAATCGCGGGGTCACTCACGGCGAAACCGGGCGACGTGGTGCGCGTTGATACTGCGTTCGCGCTGCGATTGATTGATAGCAATCAGGCCGAGCCGGTTGACGCTGATCGGAGTGCCGCGCAACCAGAGGCGGCGGTGACCAGCACACCGGAAACGGCGACGCGCACGCGGGCGACGTCGCGATCCAAACGAGGGCGCAGCCGTGGCTGAGTGGTACGACATCAAGCGCAACCTCTCAGAGGTCACGGCCCCGAGTGTTGAGCCGATTGCGCTGAGCGAGGCCAAGGCGTTTTTGCGCATTGATCACTCATCGCAGGACACGCTCATCAGCGAGCTGATCACAGCCGCACGCCAGCGCGTCGAGAATGACACCGGCCGCAGTTTGATCAACACCACGTGGGATCTCTGGTTTGATGCGTTCCCGACGGCGCGGGCGATCACCGTGGCGCGGTTGCCGCTGGTCTCAATCACGCACGTCAAGAGCTATGACGACGACGACACTGAGGCCACATTTGCGTCGAGTGAGTATCTCGTGGACACGGTGCAGGGCCGCGTGGCGCTGAATGATAGTAAAGACTGGCCCGACGATCTGCGACAATTCAACAGCGGCGTCATTCGGTTTGTGGCGGGCTTTGGCACCGCCTCGACCGACGTGCCGCAACCTTTGAGGCTTGCCTGTTATCAACTCCTAACGACGTTTTATGAGCATGCTGACGTCATGCATGGGAGTGACGCGATCAGCGAGGCGTATGCGGGCCACATTGCGGCGTATCGCAACGCCGCCGGGATCGCGTAATGGCTGACGAGCTCCTCAACCCGTCAGAGTTTTCTGAACGGATCACCCTCCAGGTCAATACGGTGACCAGTGACAATCAGGGCGGGCGCAGCTCGTCGTGGGGAACGCTCGCGACCGTGTGGGCGCACGTGCGAGCCGCGACCACGCGCGAGGCGTTGCAGGCCCGCAGTGTGACCAGTGAGACGCAATACGTGGTGACGGTCAGGTATCGCACCGACGTCACGGCCAAGAACCGGTTGCAATGGACACCGTCATGGTCAAGCGGCACGGCGGCCAAGACGTTACAGATTCAGGGCGTGCGGCCGTTGCGGTTATCGCAAACCTTGCAACTCGATTGTGGGGAGCGCGTCTGATGCCGCGATCTGCACTTGAGCCAGCGGCCGAGGCCATCTATGGGTTGCTCAACGTCAGCGCCATGACCACCTTGGCAACGGGCGGCGTCTATCAGGACGTGCCGCAGGATACGAGCTTTCCCTATGTGGCGTTTGAGGTGCGCGAGAACGACACCAACGGCACGTTTGGACAGATCTTCTATTCGATGGGCGTCGATATTCATTGCTACTCACAATATGAGGGCAATCAGCAGGCCGACACAATTATCAGTAAAGCGGTGCAGTTGCTCACGTATCAGACACCGAGCATGAGCAACTTCACGGCTCTATTTTTAATCCACGACGCCTCGACCAATCTGCCAGACATCGACATCAATGGGGTGCCGACCAAGCACTTGTTGGCCGAGTTTACGTTAACGGTGAGTGAGGACTAATGCCGCAGCCGGTGACGTTCAAATTGTCGATGAAGGGCAACCGCAAGATCGCGGCCGAGCTGCAGCGCATTGCGCGTGAGTCACCAGCGAAAGCCAAGAAAGCACTGTTTCAAGAGGCAACCAAGCAGATGATGATGGCGTTTCGCAAAACGCCCGTCGATACCGACGACGTCGGCGGCGGCGCGTTGCGTGACTCGGCTGACGTCGGCCAACCGTATCAGCAAGGGTTTGACCTGATGGTGCCGTTTGGCTTTGGCACGACGCAGGAAACGGCCAAGTATGCGCTCGCCCAGCATCAAAAACACTTTTCTCATACCAAAGGCCAGCGCAGATTCCTGGCTGATGTCATCTACAAACAGCGCGGCCGTATGGTGCGCCGTCTCGCCAAAGCGTTGGCCTTGCGATGACCACGCCGCCGACTCAGGAGATCGTGAACTGCCCGCAGTGTGGGG